TTGTCCACTCTTCCTCTAAGCTATCGATATCGTATGTATCGTTAAGCTTTTCTTTGATGTTGATATTGGGACCATACCTCTCTAAATAAAACGGAAGTTCGTGAGAAGGTATTTTCTTAGAAGGTTTAGTAAACTGATCGTTATCAATTTCGATCAAAATTCTAGGAACTTGGTACATGTTTTCTCCCTATAAAAAAGAGGGTCGGGGGAGCGACCAGGCTCCCCCTTCCCGTCAAGGTTTAAGCCACACTCCAGATAAGACCATGGCAGTTCAGACGGTTAGCCGTCAAAGAACCACGCCAGGTCATACCCCAGTAGTACTCATACTTGTTGTACTGCCGCGGCGGCTTTCTCGCAACCATATCATTGCCTTCGATAGGACGGAGGGCCATGTGATTGGTATTGATGAAGTAGCAGCGACGTTTCCAGTCATAAGTAGCTGAGCTATCTTTCGTTGTGCATCCACCATCGAACGTCGGATCCCAAAGGATAGGAACACCCTGGAAGTAAAGGCCGGTGAAAGTTCCACCGTTCTTGACTTCAACAGACGGATCCATGTGCCATGGCATCTGAGCCTGCTGAGTCGGCTGAACAGCATAGCGCGACACTGCGGATTCAGAAGCTGCACGGAAGTGATCGATGAAAGTAGAACCGGCGACGATCAGATCAGGGCTTCCGCCATTTTTCTGACATTCACGCCACATTTTCGTCATTTCATCGATAAGGGTCGCCTGAGTAACACCGGTGCCAGTAGCGCCGCCGTCGTTCAAGCCAGAACCGTCGTTCCAATGGTTGTTCCAGTAGTTGGAGCCAGAGTGAGCGGTTTTAGTAATACCGCCGACAGTGCTCGAAGTATCTTTGATGTTGACAATGAAGTCAAGACCGTTGATAATACGACCACTCGAGCTCGAACCAGAACCGCCGGGATCGATAGTTCCGTCAAGGTGAAGCGAAAGATCAAGAATCTCTTCAAAACCAAGGCGTAGAGTTTCCATGCCTTCGTTGAAGATATTGGTGAGCTGGACAAGTCCAGTTGCAGAAGAATTCCGCGGTGCAGAATCCGTAACGATGATACCGTTACCGAGCAAGAAGTCTTCAGTGAAATAGAAACCATCGTGCGCCGAACACCACGGCCAGTACGCTTGGCGTACCGTATCGCGCGTGTTGTAGGTGACAGTATCCGTAGTGTTTTTGGTAGTTGCATGTTCACCAAACCACTGGAAGTTGCTGTCATAGCCTGTTCGGATCTGCTCAACAATGTTCTCTTTACCACCGCCCCAAGGCTTCTTTTTAGAAGTCAGGGCTTTAAGCAGAGGACGTTCCTGAGCTACCTGATCGATAGGTTTGTTTTTCAGATAGTTCTGAAGAGCTACATAACCCAGCTGGGTAATATCATTACTGTTTAGGGCTGTATTCGTAGCCATTTTTGATATTCCTCAAAAGGTTGTTAGTAGTACCGAAACAGGTTTGCCGCACGAATGCATTGTCTTGTGCTACTGAGTGGGCGGGGCTCAGCTTTTACGCCCTTTTACCTGTTATGTAGTTGATCAAGATGGTATTGCAAAAACTCAGGCGTTACTTCTGCCTGCTTTAATTCGCTACCATCAACATTGCCGCTACTTGAACTGCTGGGTGCTAGGGGCCCAGAATCTTTACTAGCAGAAGTTCTATTTTTAGAGGCAAGCGACATTCCTCTAGTTAGAACCTCGTATTCGTTTTTGAGAAGAGGTAGCCAACTACTAGGATCAACTCCCGAATTTGCTATCTTTTCACCGATGTCCAACATTATATCACGTTTTGACTCAAAGTCAGCATCTGATGTTTTTATGCCCTCTTCCCAAGCTTTGATCTCATTATATGCTTTTTCCTGGTTTTGTGAAAAAGCTTGCTGCTGCTGATAACTTTCTTGACTCTGCCTCTCGAACTCTTGTTTAGACTGATTTATAGAATTATGCTGAACCCTTTGTTGAGCTAGTTTATTTGCCCAATCTTCGGACATTTCTAGGTTTTCTACAGCCTGTGACAAATCGTCAAAATCTCCGAAAGAAGATTTATCGTTTTGACCCTGGTCAGAAACACCTAACCTTTCAGCTATAATGTTCGAGAACTCGTCTATTTTACTTAAGGCGGATCTAGCCTGTTCCCAATCCCCCGAATTAAGTGCTTTAAATACGTCTAGAGCGAAATTAAGCTGATCTGGCTGAGTTCCAGAGCTTAGAACGTGAGAAGCTACGGCCTCAGAAGGTTCTAACTGTGATATTCTTTCTTCTAACTCTTTTGACCTAGAAACTAGATCTTTAAACCTTTCCTGAGCTTTAGGCTTGAGATTATTTAGAATCTCTTCGTCGCTAAGTTCTACCTCTGCAGTCTCTTCCGGCTTATCTTTGGCTTTAGCCTCTACTTCTGGCTCGGGAGTTTTCTCCTCCTCCTTTTCAGACTCTTCTTGTACCTCAGCTTTAGGTTCTTCTTCAGCTTTCTGCTCTTCCTGAGCCTCGTCAAAGGTTGGGGTGTTTAAGTCTAATTCGTCTTCCTCCGTAGAGTTGTCTTCCTGCATCTCGTCAAAAGCTTTAGAAAGCACATCTTTGGTTGAGTCGAATAGTTCCTCGTTGCTTAGTTCAGGTTGAGCCATGTTTTCTCCCTTAGCTGTTCATATCTTCTGGGTTACGATATTGATTCCTTGATCGCTGATTAACCCTGTTTGCCGGAGCGTTTTCCTGTCTGACAAACTCAGGATTCGCCCTACCTCCCGGCCTTTGTGCCGGTTGACCACCATACATATTACCACCAACACCCATAGCCGCTTGAATCTGCTGATTCTGCATAGCATATTCCATAACATCCTGAGGAATAGGCGGAATAAACTTAGCCACGTCTATTCTCTCATCGAACCGCTTGAAAGTCTCCTTCACAAGGTTTATAAACGGGTTAAATTCATCAGGAATTCCTGACATGCGCATAGATTGTATAGCATCGATGTTCTGCATGATTATAGGCATCAATTCTATCCAGCGCATCTGCTCTGTATTCTTGTCTGGCATCTCTGTGCTGCCAGCCTTGATTTCAATATACGTGCGATCGTAAAGCGTTTGCTTATCAACTTGAGGCCAAAAAGCGTTCTGACCAGCTTCCTGTAATACCATCTCAGGAGACATTTCCTGCAACAATATTTCTGCGGAAAACGTAGCAACATCCTTTAGCCACTCTTCCAATAAATCAATTTTCTCTCCTACTCTAGTTGATAAACCTTCTTGTAGGATGTTAGCTTCTGTAGCCGTTTTGGATTTAGCAACAGATCCTCTAGCTGCATCACCCAGCCCGCTGATCCACTCGATATCCTGCCTAATAGCAGATGTATCATAAATCATCGGGTTAAACGGTGGTACTGTAGCGGGTTGGAACACGGTATTAACCCCAGCTCCTGATGCGTTAATCAGGGCTATATCTCCGATTGTAGCATTAGAGAATGTCTCAATATCTTCGTAGTTAATTCTACTAGAATCTGCAACATAAAACGGCGCAGAAAGATCCCTATGCTTAGAAGCTTGAGTCCTAATCGTCATGTATTCATCTTGAAGATTCTCAAGAAGGTCTACATCAGATATAGGCCACTCTTCTCCATCTACCCAGTTAAGTCCCAGTATAAAGAATGGGAACCAGCAATCACCCATCTTGTTAGGATGGAACGGTGTTTTAACGTATGAGTCTCCGCCCTCTGCCCAAGTATATACAGTTTGAGTTATTTTGTCCCAATATTCCCAGATTGCTAACGCAACTGAAACATCCTCACCTTCACCGACGTTAGAATCTTTAGTTAAACGCTGAGGAATACCGTTTTGGTTTCTGCGGTAAGTAGTGAACTTTTCTATTTCTTCTTTAGAAAGTTGGAATCTAGCCATAACCTCTTTTGGCGTCATCCATGTTCTATTAGCCATCCAGCGAGCTTGCTTATAGTCTGATAAAGAGTCAAGAGAAGTATCCATCCTGAAATCTTCAGGGCGAACGTAACCAAGGTTTAACCCTTCCCTTCGCATGACGTTTACGTTTGCCTGCAAACTCTCAACAATCATGTTTTGCTCTTGAACTAAAGAGTCTTTATCCTGCTCATCAACAGTATCTTCTTTTCTGATAGTATCTACTAGAGACGCTAAAGTATCTTGAGCATCATCTAACTGCCTACTTACTAAAGGATCTTTTATGTAATCCCTCTGGTATGTAACTTTGACTATACCAATCTTACTTACCATGCAAGATCTTAGTATTTGCTTGGATACCCTTTTTAGTTCAGCCTTATGAAGGCAGCTATTGAGAACTATTTGAAGAGTGTTGGCAAATAGATCAGCAGTTCTGTACTCATACCCAGAAGGATCTACGTGCTCGTTTGGTTTTACCTGAATCTCTGGATTCTTAGCATAAATAAGAGGTAAGATATTCTGAAGCGTAGCATGGATAATGTTTCCCTTAATGATCCTGCCAGCTTCTTGGCTTGCCTGCCCAGGCGTAACAGTCTGAGAGCGCCACGTTGTTCTTCCTAGAGCATATCTACGGCTGTGCTCTATTTCCCTATATCTCCGCTTCCACTTTCTATACGAAAGCCCGATATTATTTTGAAACTCTCTTATTAACCCCTTTGAATTAGATGAAACATCAGGAGCTATCGTTGAGCTTGATGCGGAGATCTCTAGATCAGCCATCGTTATAATCCTCGTAAAGTTCTTCTATCCTATCTAACCATTCTAGAGTAAACGGGTTAGGATCAGTTTTCTTTGGTTTAGGTTTCTTTGATTTCGCTCTCTTGTGCATTAGGCCATATCTTGTGGCGTCAAACAGATGATCTTCTGCCTTAGTGTCAATATCCTCAATCTTCTTAGGATCTGCTGGCAGCGATGGCACCGTTCTCAACCAGTGCTTGCAATTAGCAAAAACCTTAAAAGATTCACCGTTTAATCGGTCAACAAACTCGTTAAGCCCTTGGACTCTAGATCCTGGCCCCTTCGCGCTTGGTTCCCAAAAAACGCCGTAGTCGTTAAACACATCAGCAACAGACTTATGTCTGCCGTCTCTCATAAATATAGCCGAATCAGCTATGTTGCCGCGAAATTTTATTCCCAGCTTTTTCTCTTTAGTCTCTGCCTCCAATATGTCTTCAGCTATTTGCTCTATTGGAGTCTCTGAGCCTACGTTGGGCCTGTCTGCCCAATACCTCTCTCTGTACAGGTAAACACATCCATCATAATCTTGTGCAAACCACACGCACCCCGCAGGGGATTTATACCCGTGATCATAGGCTTTCCACCTACGCCACTCTAATGGTATATCGAATGGCTCTACCACATGCTCAACTGGGTTCCAGATTGACTCAAAAAAGGCTCCAGGCGCTATATTCCAGTCGCCATCTAACCAAGCCTTAACGAGCCACTCTGGTCCAGAAGATTTTATCCTGTCTATATATCCGGGGTCATTCTCCATCAAAGGAGTGTTGTCCGTTATCTTAGACGGAATAAAAAGCTTGCCTTCTTCCTCCTTATCAATGTACCTCTCTTTGACCCAACCGTGGCCTGGGCCACCCGGGTTGGCGCTAGCCCGAAATAGCGTGGGCACGCCGGCCGCAGACCTCATAGTTGCCTGCAGCAAATCAATAGGGTCTGGCGACGGCCAGTTTCCTAGCTCGTCAAACCCAAGGAAAGTAACAGAAAAGCCTTGCAGCTTCATAGCATCATTATCTTCGTCCAGATGCTTTAACTGCAGGGTAGAACCCTTAGGGCTTACCCACTTTCTTTCACCTACTTTCCACTCCCAACCCTCCTTTACGAATACGCTCTGACCTAACTTAACCAGTTCCCCTGTTTCCGGGTAAGTTCTACGGAATAATAACCCGTGAGCATCTGGCCCGTAGAGCTCTGCATGTCTCCTGAAAGCCAGCAGCATTCCAACAGATTTCGATCCTCCTCGGGCACCTCCGAAGAGAATGTGAGGATGCTCACTATACACGAACTCTCGTTGCGGTCCCTCAAGAGCAACCCATTTGTCTTTCCCATTCTCTACCCTTCTTTCAAGTTCCGTGGCTAAAATCGCACGTATTTCTTCCCTGGGGTAACTATGTACAAGAGTGTATGCTAAGCTCATGCCACATATTTTACCATGGCAACTTCAGACGCCGGTATAGTAAACAAGTTGTTTTCAACTATTGTCGCAAACTGTGCAGATGGTATTGTGCATGAAGTACTTATATTGAAAACGTCGTCTTCTTTGTTGTGGTCTATAGATGTTACAGACCCAGCAACTATTGGAAGAATCCCAGAAGAGGTGCTGTGAGATACGTCAACGGTGCTAGAAAGACCTCGT